GGTAATCCGCCCAAAGGCTCGGGGTCTGGAAGAATTTCAATGACTTATGCAAACATATATTTATCAATGACTTATGGAAGCAGTTATAACGCCTATCGATGACCTCTGGTGGACCGCCACCAAGTTCAGCGACGTGCTCAAAATTGACCGCCGCGTCTGTCAACAGGCGCTGGAAACTGTATCGCACAAGATGATCGGTAAACGCCAAGTCTGGCATGTGCGGGAAGGGTTCGAGGCCATTTACCGCCGCAAATACGGCCTGGATAGCGCCAGTGATACCGTCAATCCCGCCAAGTTGCCGCCTAAAGACCGGCTTGATCATTTCAAAGCCGAACGCGAGCGCCTCAAGCTAGCGCAGGAAGTCCGCGCCCTGCTTCCGGCAGTCGAGGTGGAAGCGGTCAATGGCGAGGCGTTCAAGGTCATTGCGCAAGCGATAGACGTACTGCCTGATACCCTAGAACGCGACGGCCATTTGAACCCGGATGCCGTCGCTCTCGTGCAACGCATCCTTGATCAAGCTCGCGAGCGGCTATACGAGGCGATCACTGGCTTAACGGCGAAACCACAATGAAGACTCCCGCCTTGCAGCACCTCCCGATTGACGGCCTGTTGCCCTATGCGCGCAATGCCAAGCAGCATCCGCCCGAACAAATCGCGCAAATCGCAGCCAGCATTAAGGAGTTCGGTTTCAACGCGCCGGTGCTGGTGGATGGTGAGAAAGGCATCATTGCTGGCCACGGGCGCGTGCTGGCGGCCCGCAAGTTGGGACTGACAACGGGTACCCTGCATCATACTGGATCACCTTACTGAGACGCAGAAACGGGCCTACATCATCGCCGATAACCGGCTGGGCGATAGCACCCTGGCGCCGTGGGATTGGGAGATGCTGCAAGCGGAAATAGACAGCCTCAAGGAAGAGAATTACGACTACACGCTAACCGGCTTTACCGATGAAAGTCTGGCTGAAGCGGTGGATGCCACCTATCAAGCCTTGACCAGTGAAGAAGAAGCGCCACCCAGCAGCACGCAAGAAATCGATCCTGACCAATATCAACTTGGTCATCATTGTCCGCGTTGCGGATTTGAATTTAATGACGATCAGCAAACCTGATTGCGCCTGGAATCTAGCTGACTTGGCTGCCGTGCCTCAAAACGGGCTGAAGGTCATGAGCACCTTTGCCTGTGGCGGCGGTTCCAGTATGGGCTACAAACGGGCTGGTTGTGCGGTCATTGCCGCCAATGACATCGATCCTGAAATGGCTTGGCATTACAAGCATAATCTACACCCGCCTCTGTATTACCTCTGCCCGATTCGTGACCTGTTGATCGCGCAACTGCCCGACGAACTCTTTGCGCTGGATATTCTGGATGGTTCGCCGCCCTGTTCGACGTTCAGCATGGCCGGCAGTCGTGAGAAAGCCTGGGGCAAGGAGAAGCATTTTCGGGAAGGGCAAGCCAAGCAGGTGTTATCCGACCTGTTCTTTGACTACCTGGATTTGGTAGATCGGCTCAAGCCGAAAGTGTCTATTGCTGAAAACGTCAAGGGCATGATCATCGGCAACGCCAAGGGCTATACCAAACTGATCATGGCGCGGTTCAAAGAGATCGGCTATCGCCCGCAGTTGTTCCTGCTGAATGCCGCCGATTGTGGCGTACCGCAACGCCGGGAACGGGTGTTTTTCTGTGCGCTGCGGAATGACCTTGACAGACCGCTGTTGAAGTTAGCGCCGACGCATCGATGGATTAGCGCGGGGGAAGCAACAAGGGACGTGCAGGAATTGACGGCGGCGGAACGGGAAGATACTAAGCCGAGCGAAAGCGGAAAAAAATACTATTTACAAACAAAGCCGGGAAATAATTATGCTGTGGCTTGTGAACGAGAAACAGGATCTGCGGCCTTTTTTAACTACGGTAGATTAAACGGTAAACAGCCAAGTCCCACGCTGACAGCCGCTAGCGCAACACGATCATGTGATATGCACTGGTCAGAAAGCCGTTCGCTTACCTACCGCGAATGGAAGCGCCTCGGCTCCTTTCCCGACGACTACCACGCCAAGACCGACAAGATCGGCAAATACATGATTGGCATGTCCGTACCACCAAAAATGACAGAAGCGGTGGCGCGGGCCGTCATTGATCAGTGGTTGCTGCCTGAATGACCGCCCTTTCCATCCTGCAATCCGCCGCTGAAATCCTGCGCCCGCCGCGCCGGATGCCGGTTGCTGAAGCGGCTGCTCGCTATCTGCATATTCATCGGCCTGGCAGCGATAGTTCTGCTTGGCGGCCCGATTTGGTGCCGTATATGGTGGAACCGATGAACCGGCTAGCTGACCGCACTGTTGAGGCCGTCATCTTTGTCGGGCCGGCGCGAACCGGCAAAACGGCTGCGTTGATTCTGGGCTGGATGGCCTATGCCGTCTGCTGTGATCCTGGAGACTTCCTGATTCTCAACACTTCGGAAGCGACCGCCCGCGATTTCAGCAAAGACGATATCGCCCGCGCTCATCGCCATTCGCCGGAACTGAAAGCACGGCTCTCATCCTATGCCAGTGATGACAACGTATTTGATAAGCAATACCGGCATGGAATGCGCCTGCTACTCGGCTGGCCCAGCATCAATCAACTGTCCGGTCGCACCCTGCGCTATGTGGCGATCACCGACTACGACCGCATGGCCGATAACATCGACGGCGAAGGTGATCCCTATACCCTGGCCAGCAAGCGGGTACAGACCTTCCTGAGTGCCGGGCGCGTCTGCGTGGAATCGTCGCCTGGCTGGCTAATCGAAGACGCCAAATGGCAATACCGCGATCCGCACGAAGGCCCGCCGTGCAAGGGGATTTTCGGCTTGTACAATCAGGGCGACCGCCGCCGCTGGTACTGGCCCTGCCCTGATTGCGGGATGTACTTTACCGCCGCGCCCGGGCCGGATGCGTTGATCGAAGTCGAAGGAGAGGCGCGGTTGATCTGTCCGCATTGCGGGGCCGCCATTGGCCGCGACAAGAAGCGGACCATGAACGCGGCGGGCGTCTGGCTGGCATCAGGGCAAACCATCAGCTCGGACGGCGTGATAGCCGGAGAGCCGCCGAAATCAAAGCTGGCCAGCTATTGGCTGACCGGCCCGGCGGCGGACTATCAAAGCTGGGATTCATTATGGCGGAAGGTGCAGGCCGCGCAGGAAGACCTGGACAAGACCGGCGCTGAAGAGCGGTTGCAAGCGGTCATGAGCGGTGATTTCGGCATGGCCTATCGGCCTCGCCAACTGCACGTTATCCGCGATCCGCGCATCCTGCAGGAACGAGCGGAAGACGTGCAGAAACGCACGATTCCGCCCGGCGTCTGTTTTCTCACGGCGGCGGTGGACGTGCAGAAAAATCGTTTTGTGGTGCAGGTCGTGGGCTGGGGTCAGGACGGCGAACGCTGGCTGGTTGACCGTTATAACTTGCGCTGGTCGCGGCGCAAGGGTGGCAACGACGAGCCGGAGCCGATTGATCCAGCGGGCCGCCTGGAAGATTGGGCGCTACTGATCGATCAAGTCATCCGCAAGCCCTATCCGTTTGTTCATGACGAAACGCAAGGACTGGCGCCGCTGATGACGGCGGTGGATTCAGGCGGCAAGGCCGGCGTCACCGAGCGGGCCTATTTGTTCTGGCGGCAAGCCCGCCGTTCCGGCGCCAGCCGCAGCTTGATGCTGGTCAAGGGCGCATCGTCCAAAGATGGGCCGCGCATCTCTAAGACTTACCCGGACGCCAGCAAGCGGCAAGATCGCAAGGCCAACGCACGCGGCGAAATCCCTGTGTGGCTGCTCAATACCTTGATACTGAAAGACGCTCTGGCGGCGGACATGGAACGTACTGAACCAGGACCGGGTTATATCCACTGGCCGGCCTGGCTGGGCGGCTGGTTTTTTGAAGAATTGACCGCAGAAGTGCGCACAGCGAAAGGCTGGGAGAATGCCGGGGGCGCCCGCAATGAAGCAATGGACCTAATGGTCTATAACCAAGCCGCTTGGCTTTGTCTGCGCGCAGAACGGTTGGACTGGAACAATCCGCCCGCCTGGGCGCAACCGATTCGCTCGGCGATCCCGATTAAGTCGGGGGAACCTGCCGCCGCATCCAAACCGCCACCCAAATCGAAGCCGACGCCGCCCGCTGGCGGTGGATTTATCAATCGACCTGTTGGAGTTCCATGGATACGTTAAACGGCGCGGATTCCAACGCCCGGATGAGCGGCTTGTCCGCTCGATCCGATAGTTAGCCCTTCGAAATTTCCGAGAAATATTTTTGAAAAATAGTTGACAGTCTACCGGATTGGTGTATACTAACAATCAAGAAGTTAGTGAAACCAACCGGAGAGAGAGAAGATGAACTTGATCGAAAGCATTGTCAGGAATCATCGCCGTATTGAAATCCACAATCGCAATTGTGGTGGGTTAGGGTCATGGTACCAAGTATCATTTTCTGTAGAAACTTGGGGCTGCGGATGGAAACATGCCGGGGTTAAGACTTTCGCCAAAGAAGCAAGCGCCAAGAAAG